CTACTCTCATTATTCCGATACAGTAATGGAAACATTGTTAGAAGCTTTAAGAGAAAAGATGGAAAAAGAAACGGGATATAAATTAAATGAAACTTATTCTTATGCCAGGATTTATAAGACTGGAGATGTTCTTCATCGGCACAAAGATAGATACTCCTGTGAAGTCTCCACTACCTTACATTTAGGGGGAGATCCGTGGCCACTTTATCTAGATCCTACTGGTAAAAAAGGTCAAGCGGGTATCAAAGTAGATTTAGAACCAGGTGATATGTTACTTTATTCTGGATGTGATCTCGAACATTGGCGAGAAGCTTTTCCTGGTAAAGATTGCGGACAAGTTTTCTTGCATTATAACAATTCTAAAAAGAAAACCGCTAAAACAAATAAATTTGATGGGCGTCCTTTCTTAGGACTTCCGGCATGGTATAAAGGCTTTACAGTCCCTAAAAAATAGTTTATAAAATAGTCTGGCAGGAGGCAACTCCACCACAGACGTCTCCTGCTTTTAACATTTGAATTCCCCTTAGATCTGGTATAAATGATAATAAATAGGTTTTAATATGCTACAAAAATTAGGGTTCTTACCAGGATTCAACAAACAAGTCACAGAAACCGGAGCTGAAGGCCAATGGTCTGATGGTGATAATGTTCGATTCAGATATGGTACTCCTGAAAAAATAGGGGGTTGGCAACAGTTAGGGGCTGATAAATTAACTGGTGCAGGAAGGGCACTTCATCATTGGGATGATAATGCTGGTATTAAATATGCGGCCATAGGCACTAACAGAATTTTATATGTTTATTCAGGGGGTATATTCTATGACATACACCCTATTAGAGTAACGCTTACAGGCTGTACTTTTACAAGTACCGGTTCTTCAACAACTGTCACCGTAACATCCTCAGGAACTAATGGCTTAAATGATGGCGATATCGTTCTGTTTGATGCAGTGACCGGTCTCTCAGGATCCACTTTTACCAACGCTACTTTTGAAGACACAAAATTTATGGTAACGTCGGTGCCTACCTCTCTTACTTTTGAAATTACAATGGACGTAGTTGAATCAGGAACACCTCTGGCTGCCAGTGGTTCAGCTTCAGTCTTATGTTATTATTCAGTAGGACCTGCTAAACAATTAGGGGGTTATGGTTGGGGAACCGGTTCATGGTCTGGAACTTCTCCAGGTCCTGCAACTACTACTCTGGCAACAACACTTCCTGATGATGCTACTACCGATGTCGTTCTAACCAGCTCTGCGGCTTTTCCTACATCAGGAGAAATTAGAATTGGAACAGAAGATATAAGTTACACCGCTAATGATACAGGAACAAATACTTTAAGTGGAGGAGCGCGTGCAGTTAATGGAACAACAAGAGCTGCTCATACCTCTGGAGTAACTGTCACTAATATCACAGACTACGTTGCATGGGGCGAAGCTTCTTCTGCAGATTATACAATTGATCCAGGCCTATGGGTTCTGGATAACTACGGAACAAAATTAATAGCATTAATTTATAATGGCTCATGTTTCGAATGGGATGCGACCGGGTCTACTTCTACAAGAGCCACGCGGATAGCCAATACTCCAACTGCATCGCGTCATGTATTAGTTTCAACACCCGACAGGCACTTAGTATTTTTTGGAACCGAAACAACTATTGGATCCGGAGGAACACAAGATGATATGTACATCCGATGGTCTAACCAGGAAAGTATTGATGCTGCTGATTCTTATACTGTTACAGCCACTAATACAGCCGGCACACAAAGACTTGCAGCAGGCTCAGTAATTATGGGAGCTAAAAGAGGTCGGGATGCCATTTATGTATGGACTGATACGGCTTTGTTTTTAATGAGATTCGTAGGCCAACCATTTACCTTCTCGTTTGAACAGGCAGGAACTAACTGTGGTCTTTTAGGAAAGAATGCGTCTGTAGAAGTTGATGGTACCTCTTACTGGATGTCAGAGAATGGTTTCTTTGCTTACGATGGTCAGTTAAAATCAATGCCTTGTTTAGTAGAAGACTTTGTTTATGATGGACTTAATTCAACTCCTAAAGACCTAGTTAACTGTGGATTAAATAACTTGTTCGGAGAAATTCAATGGTTCTATTGTAGTACAGGTTCAGAGGTGGTGGATCGAGTAGTAACCTACAGCTATGTAGAATCCAAAATGCATAAACGACCTATCTGGACGACGGGTACCTTAGACAGGACTGCATGGGCCGATTCGGCAGTGTTTGATAAACCTCATGCGTGTAACTATGATGATAGCGATAATGCATCGTTTGATGTTACCGGCAACACAGACGGTACCACTATATACTATGAACAGGAAACAGGGACCGACCAGGTAGACTCTGGTGGAGTCATCACTGCTGTACTTGGAAGTATTACTTCAGGTGATTTTGATATTACCCAAAGAAGAAGCTCTCAGGGACAAGTAATAGGCATGCCAGACCTTAGAGGAGACGGTGAATACATTATGAAGATACGAAGATTTGTACCTGATTTTATTACTCAAACTGGTGATACACAGGTAAGCCTAATCACCAGAAATTTTCCAAACGATAGTGCTACTACAACGAGCTTTACAATCACATCGTCTAGTGATAAAGTGGATACTCGCGTCAGAGCCAGATCAATCGCGCTTAAGATAGCAAACACTTCATCTGCAGAGAATTGGAAACTAGGAACTTTTAGATTAGATATACAACCCGACGGGAGAAGAGGATAATGGCATACACAGGTCAAGATCTTATAGATTATCAAGCAGGAGATGAGTATCTTCCACAACGATATTACCAACAAAACTTTCAACGAAATATTACTGGCCCAGAGATCATGGGTTCAGGAATCACTTCAACAGCAGCAGCTCGACCTTATGTTTTGCCTCCTCTTTATGGACAACAAGAAAGAGGAGATAGAGGTGGTGGCTTTGGAAGATGGGGTAATCTAGATGAAAGTAATATGAAAATGTTTGATAAAAATGTTTTTAGTACGGATATGGTATCAGGTCCTCCGTCACAACATGCTCCCATGACAGGATCTTTTAAACCTGGACAAGTTCAAGGATTTTATAATCCTCAATTAGGTCAATATCAAACTTTTGAAGGTAAAAATATAAATCACTTAGGCATAAATGTTAAACCATTAATCGCAAGTGCGTTAGAACGGTTAGGTGGGAAGAAAAAACCACTCTTTAAACACGATATAGGTGATACTGAAGGTCTTTTTACTCTTGGCACAGAATCAGCCATGGGTAAAATTAAAAAAGGATGGGAGGAGGAAAAAGATAAATGGTCAGGAATTACAGGCATCAAGAAATATAAAGCATTTAGAAAAGCGAAAAAAGACCAAAGAATAGCTGATGAAATACAAGCGGATAATTTAGCAAAAGTACAAGCCGTTGCTGCAGAACAACAAGCTGCAAAAACAGGCCCCCCAAGAAGTCATACAGGAGAAGCAATTGCTTCTAAAGATGTAAAAGATATTGGGGGAGGATTTCATAAATATAAAGATGCGGCAACTGCTTCAAAGTATGAAGGAAGTTTTGCTCAAGGTGGAAGAATTGGTTATAACAGAGGACGAGTAGTTAATCCTGGTGGGTATGCAGGTGATACTGACTTTACTACGTGGCTACAAAAACAAGATATAGATATAAAAACCTTAAATCTTGATGACCTTACTAGCCTCCAATTAGAATGGGATAAGATACGACCAAAGCATTTAGATCAAGCTGACGGTGGAAGAGTACGTTTCTTTTATGGAGGAATAGCAACGGCATTATAATGGCAAAGATTGTACAATCATTAACTAGAGCTTCTCCTGAATACGAAGAATCAACTTTTCAATCACTCGTCCGGGACCTTGACGGTGTCATAACAAAATTAAATACTTCGTTTCAAGACGAAGTCAAACAGGAGATAGAAGCGAAGAGTTTCTTTTTAGAATAGTGGCTGTAATAAATGAATACAAATTTTATGGAGCAACGAGTACGAGTGCTGAAGGGCCTATTACTTTATTAAATCCAGGAGCTAATGAAACAGTTATAATAAAGTCTTTACATGTAACTAATAAGTCAGGATCTAATACACCTACTATAACAATTACTAACAATGCTTTTCAGGTTATTAATACTCAAACGTTAGTCGCAGCAACCAGTGTAGAAATTCTTACTAACCCTATGGTAGTACAAGGCGACACAGTTCTTTCTTATACAACAGCAGGAACAGTGACTGATGGGGTAGACATAACAATTAGTTATTTAAACATTAAGAAGGAGAAGGTAGACTAATGCGAGAACTAAAACCAACTAAAGTAATAACAACTATATCAAATCTTAAAACAAAAGAGGTGTATAAAACAGAAGAAGAGTGGAAAGCTAAAGGAATCCCTGAAAAAGACATCAGAAGAGATGTCCGAGTAATCATGCCACCTCTTGATTTATTTAGTAAAACAAAGTAAGCATAGGATTTAAGGCAAAATTATGACAATATCTAGAATGCAAAACCCGCAACAACTACAAGGTATAGGAAGTCTAAGACAACCTTACGGTCTAGGAAAATTAGTTAAGAAAGCTTTCAGAGGTGTCAAGAAGATAGCTAAAAGCCCACTAGGTAAGGCTGCTTTGATAGGTGGTCTAGGCATGTATGGTATGGGAATGGGTCCTTTTGCAGGTGGTAGTTCAATGTTTGGTGGTAAACTTGCAGGTATGAAAGGTGCAGGTTTTCTTAAAGGTTTAATGGGAAAACAATTAGGTACTAAAACACTGGGTGGCTGGGCGAACAGAATTTTTAACCCATGGCAAAGTGGAAGGTTTAGTGGCAAGCATGCATTCGGACTAGGAGCAGGTGCAATGATTGCAGCACCCTTTATTCAAAAGAAATTAGGCTGGGGTCCTTATCAAGATGAGGAAGAAGAAGGACCGGATTGGTCAGTAACTCCATCTAGTATTTTAAACATAAAAAACATGGCACGAGCTCGAGATCCAAGTTTAGATTTTTTACCTTCGTCTGCTTATACTCAATCAGGATGGTACGGAGCTGATGGTGGTAGAGCTGGTCTGCTTAATGGTGGTGAAGCAGGTGAAGCACAGATGGAACAAATGCTAAGAGCGGAATATCTTAAGTACAGAAACCAAGGCGGTACAATGCCTTACGAACAATTCAAAATTTTAGTAATGCAACAAGCACAACAAGGTCAGATGCCAAATCAAATGATGGCAGCCGGTGGAAGAGCAGGTTATTTATTCGGAGATCGTGTTGAACAACAAACAGATTTTCTAGAAGAGCCACGAGATGATCTTATGGCTTCAGACCCTGATCTCTCTGATTCTAGAAATGAATTATCCCTACAGCTTTTTGGAAAAGAATTACATCTTTTAACTGAAGAGGAAATGGAAATACTTAATGACGAAGCAGATAGACTTATGAGTAAATTCATGGGTGCTGATGGTGGAAGAGCAGGTTATTTATTCGGAGATCGTGTTGAACAACAAACAGATTTAATAGAAGGACCACAAGGAAACGAAGAGTTTCAAGAAACAGTTGTAGAAGGTCAAGAACAACCTTCACAAGAACAATTAGAAGCTCTAGCTATGGAAATTTTCCAGTTACCATTAGAAGAATTAGATGACCAACAATTACTGGTAGTATACCAAGAGGCTATGCAAGGACAGCCTATGGAAGAAGCCGTGCAAGAAGAAGATGTACAGTTCGCAGCTCAAGGCGGAAGAATGGGATATCAGTATGGTGGTGGAGGCAATAGACTTTCTGAGTTAATTAAAAAATTTAATGATGGAACTATTACTGAAGAAGAAGAAATTGAATTAGAAATGTTAGAAGAAATGACTCCTACGATGGCAGCCGGTGGAAGAATCAGGGCTCAGGAAGGCGGGCTCATGGATCTGGGTGGTCAAGAAAAAGACTATAGAGATAACGGCGGCTTCGTTGCTTTAGGTGGTGAAGAAAGAGCGGACGATGTTCCAGCTCGACTAAGTAAAAATGAATTCGTTTTCACAGCTGATGCAGTTAGAAACGCAGGCGGTGGAGACATTGACGCAGGATCAGAAGTTATGCAGAACATAATGGATAACTTAGAACAAGGTGGAGAAATTTCTGAAGAGTCACAAGGTCTACAAGGTGGAGAAGAAATTATGTCAGAAGAAGTAATTGACGAATCTAATCCAGCTCAAGGAATGTATGACAACTATGAACAATTACAATCGAGGGTAGCATAATGGCATTACCAGGATATTTAGAAGACACAGGAAAAGATTTAGCCAAACAGATGACGGCCACGTATCT